AGAATCTGACGCTAAACTAGAAGGATTAATGAGCTATGATGACTTCAAGCTGGAGAAAGGTGGATGGGAGGTTGTGCCTTTCCTTCAACCAATCGTCGTTGACGGTATCGCCTACTGCCACTACTTCACCAGTGGCGTCATGGGAAGACCCGTCACGTGTGCAAAACTTATGTTGCAAAAGAAGTTCATGTCGTGCATTATGGGACATGTCCAAGACCGTGACATAGCATACGCTCGTAAGGCAGACGGTACTAACATCACTGGATTGTTTGCTGGTATCTTTTATAACCATGATGAGGAGTATCTAAACCCTCAAACAAACGGAAGCTGGTCAGGTATTTGGATGCTTAACGAAGTAGACAACGGTTCCTTTGATGAGCTACCTGTTAGCATGAATTATTTAAGGAGGAAATACGGATGAGCATTGACAAAGTAACCCCTGCTGAGTGGGATGCCTTGACAGCGTTGAACAACCTATCTATCAGAAAAAAACCTGACCCCGTTGAACGACCTGACCACTACAACAGCGGAGCAATAGAAGCTATAGAAGCAATCAAAGCGTCTATGCCTGAGCAAGAGTTTAAAGGTTATCTTAAGGGTAACGCACTGAAGTATCTTTGGCGATATGATTACAAAGGTAAACCAGTAGAAGACTTACGTAAGTGTAAGTGGTATATTGAAAGACTAATAAAGGAAATGAATTAATGGACGCATATCAACAGTACATACACAAGTCCCGCTATGCACGTTACCTACCAGATCAACAGCGACGTGAGACTTGGGAAGAAACAATCGACCGATACCTAAACTTCTGGATTGAGAAAGGTAAGTTAACACTCGAAGAAGCTAACGGTATCTTCAAAGACATTCACGACATGGATGTTATGCCCAGCATGAGAGCATTGATGACTGCTGGTGATGCCCTTGACCGTGACAACGTAGCTGGTTTCAACTGTAGCTACCTACCTATTGACCACCCTAAAGCGTTTGACGAGATGATGTACGTACTTATGTGCGGTACAGGCGTAGGCTACTCTGTTGAACGTCAATACGTATCTAAACTACCTGAAGTAGCAGAGGAATTCCATGATACCGATACAGTTATACACGTCGCCGATAGCAAAATTGGATGGGCTAAAGCTTACCGGGAACTTATTAGCTTGTTGTATTCAGGCCAACTTCCAAAATGGGACGTGTCTGGAGTACGACTTGCAGGGGCAGCCCTTAAGACCTTCGGAGGTAGAGCATCTGGTCCAGAGCCTCTTGTCGATCTGTTCAACTTCACAGTCAGCGTCTTTCGGGAGGCTTCTGGACGTAAACTTAGCTCCATCGAATGTCATGATATCTGCTGTAAGATTGCACAGATCGTCGTCGTCGGAGGTGTACGCAGGTCCGCTCTCATCAGTCTGTCTAACCTCACTGACGATAGACTCCGACGATGCAAGTCAGGCCAGTGGTGGCAAGACAACCCTCAACGTGGACTAGCAAACAACAGTGCTTGTTATACAGAGAAGCCAGACTTCGAGGCATTTTTAAATGAGTGGAAAAGTTTATACGAGTCCCGTTCAGGAGAGCGAGGTATGTTCTCTAGAGTCGCAAGTCAAAAGCAAGCTGCAAAGAACGAGCGACGAGATGCTTCCTATGATTTTGGAACTAATCCATGTAGCGAAATCATCTTACGGCCTAACCAATTCTGCAATCTATCAGAGGTTGTTGTCAGGTCAACAGATACGCTCTCAGACCTTAAACGAAAAGTACGTACTGCGGCTATCCTTGGAACTTTACAAGCTACCCTGACAGACTTCCGTTACCTACGTAAGGTATGGCAGAAGAACACTGAGGAAGAAGCACTTCTGGGTGTGTCGTTAACAGGTATTATGGATCATCCAACCCTATCAGGAAGGAGAGATAAAGGTGTTCTTAAAACGTGGCTTACGGAGCTTAAAGAGGAGTCTATTAAGACTAACGCAGATTGGGCTAATCGTCTTGGTATCAATGTTAGCACTGCCATTACTGCTGTTAAGCCTTCCGGCACTGTTAGCCAGTTGGTTGATTCTGCTAGCGGCATCCACCCTAGATACTCAGATCAATATATTAGACGAGTCAGAGCGGACGCAAGAGACCCCCTCTGTACCGTGCTTGAAGAAGCAGGAATCCCTGTAGAAGACGATGTAATGTCACCCTCTACCAAGGTATTCTCCTTCCCTATAAAGTCTCCTGACGGGGCTGTGGTAGCCTCTGAGATGGGTGCTATGGAACAGTTAGAACTATGGGAGATATATCAGGACTACTGGTGTGAACACAAACCGTCAATGACTTGTTACTATCGTGACGATGAGTTTTTGGAAGTAGGTCAGTGGTTGTATAACAAGTTCGATAAGATCAGTGGTGTGTCGTTCTTGCCTTACTCAGAGCATACCTATCAGCAAGCACCTTATGAGCCTATTGACTTAGAGACTTATGAGAAGCTGAAGGAAGAGTTTCCAGAGACAATTGAGTGGAACATCTCTGAAAACTCTGACATGACTGAAGGGTCACAGACGTTAGCCTGTACTGGTAACAACTGCGAGATTTAATCAGTAAATAAACGGCCCCTGCCTATCTGATCTTGAATGGCGGGGGTCATTCTTACTATACGATCTATTGCTGCAATTCCGGGTGTGTAAGTCTGAGCCGCTTTTAACAAACCTTCAGGATCTTGTTCAGTAATTAAATCAGTAGCCCCTCCTATAAACTTACCGACAGCTGTAAAGGGTGCTGGTACAATACCGAAAGGTGAGCCACCATACTCTTCTGCTCGCATGTTATATGAGCCGCTAGAGATGTTAGAAGATAGTTGATTAAATGTCGCACTAGCTACACCTTCAGGAGTGAAAACATCTTCAATATATTTATCATTAGTGAAGTCTAATGTTTTTCTACCGTCATCCCATATACCGGCAACTACACCAAACAATGCAGTGTATTTAGCACTGTTTAGCATTGCCGACTTTGCAGCTTCTACGCCTTCCTTGCTGTTTAAACCTTTGTCTTGAACCTTAAGGATATTTAAACCAACTTCTGTACGTAGGTTATTCATCTGCCTATTCATATAAGACAACATGCTATACATAATACGGAAGTTTGGGTTTTCGTTATATGATCTAGGCATTGCACTTGAGCTAACAGGTTGCCACTTGTTTAACGAAGCACCGGCAAAGTTAACTACCCAAGGATTGGATACTTTGCCTTCCTTTAGAGCCTCAACAGTTTTGTTAAACTCAGAGTCTGATAAGCCGCGCATACCGGGATGCTCTCGAAGTTTTTGTAAAGACTTTTCGTCACCCTTATTAGACAGGTTCATACCACGCTTAATAGAAGAGTTAGTTAAAATCTCTTGGCTCATCCTGTTAACATCACGAACACCTGACAATGTATAAGTAGCCTCTCCTACTTTATCTACAACATTTGCCACTGCTGTAGGCAGTTTTGCGTACCGTGCTGTTTCTGCGCTGTCCTCAAATGTTTTTTTAGCGGCGTTTTGTACTTCACCCATATAGTTATCTAAACCTAGTTGCCTGTTTGATAACCATTTCCTACCCTCGACCGCGCCAAACTCCCTGTTAAACGTAGCGAGTACAGCTTTAGGAACTGTCTGCAACCAAGCTTTAAAACCGTTTTGATAAACAGGAGAGTTAAAACCCTCGACAAAGTTAAGAACAGCGTTCATAGGATTAGCTAATAAACCAGCAGAGACAGCTCGACGCGCTACCGCACCTACTGCATCACCGCCTGTCTTAGATGCTATAAGTACGCTACGTAAACCGTCTCTCAAGTTATCAGCAACAGCAGATGGATCAGATATGTTACCTTGTCTTGCTGCCTGTTCACGAGCCTCATCTCTGACCTTTTTAATAACAAACTCTAAACGAGACATTGGCTTACCGCCTTGTAGCTTCGCTTTCTCAACAATAAGCTTTCTGGCTTCGTCTTCGTACTTAGACATATCTAAATTAAAACGACTAGCAACAACACGAGCTGCTGAAATATCTTTAGCCATGTTTTTCAAAGCTTGAACCGGGCTATCGTAATCAGCTGCCTTTGTTGTGCCGGACTTACCTGCAATGTTTATCGTAGGAAAGTAATCATCAAAGTCTTTGTAAGGAACAAAGTCTAACTCTCTTAAAACCTTTGACTCTAGTTCTAAAAGATCTACAGCCCTTTGTTGTTCATCTGTTTTTGCATAACGCTTCGCAAATTCAAACGTAGTTCTGTTAGGCTCATCAATAGTTTTGTTCATCCGTAGAAACAAACCTTTAAAGTTTGAATCATCTTCAAACAGTTTGTTCATAAACGAAAAATCGTCTTCAAATATCACATCAATATCATGTAATTCTGATCGAACCATTGTCTCAGAATCTTCCACAAGCCGTGCAGCTCTGACACCTACGTTCTTTTCAATCCACTCTTTTTCACCTAACAGTAAAGAACCTGCTAGTCTACTGCCTTTTTTAGGGTCGTCATGAATGCTCTCAGGAATATCAACATCGTCATCAACTACTGATGTAGACTTTCGTGTATGCGTGTTAGTGTCTAAGTCTCCTGTACCAGAAGCAGCACGTCCACGATTAACAAAACCTTCAGCACCGCCTATGTCTACTGGAGCGTCTTCCTTTTCAACAACCCTACGTAAAGGCTCTTCTGTTATTTCGTCCGCGCCTTTGGTTAAAAAACGTCCAGCAACGCCGCCTAAAGCGCCACCCGCACCAGCACCAATAGCAGCACCAGTTAAACGCTCTTCGCCTTCACCGCTTAAGAAACCGTATGCAGCACCTTCAGCAGCACCTAGACCAGCAGCTTGAGCAGTTCGTGCAGCTTTGCTGGCACCTTGGCTGATCTTTGCAAGACCCGCTCCGGGTATGAACAAAGACCCAATCAAACCAGCACCAGTAATAGCACCAGACATTAAAGGGTTTTCTTCTTCAAACGCAGACAGCTCTGATCTAGATTGACCAATAGCTTCTCCCCAGTTTTCTGCTTCTCCTACAAGTAAGCGTATAGTGGCGTCTAACTCATCACCGACACCTATAGCAGACTCTACAAATCCTACAGCACCGGATCTAACAGCACTATAATCATCAACCTCTTTGTCTTCTGCTTCACGCTCATACCAAGGAACGTATGCAGAATCAGAAATAGCTTCATCACCACTGTATTCGTACCATTCTTTAGCCATGATCTACCTCAATCAAAAAGTAACCCAATAATTTTAGCGTTACTAACACCCATATTTTGGAAAGTACGTCTAATTTGAGCATCGCTTTGTCCGTTAGCTCTAGCCGCCTCTACAGCTTCTTTAGATATAGGCTCTAAAAACTTAGGTTTTGGAGGTTCTGTTACCTCTTCTATAACTTCTCCAGTTATACTGGCTCTACGTCTTTCTAAAACAGTAATGTCTCGATCGTACATAGATAGATTTCTATCTTTTAATTCTTTCCTAGCTTGCTCGTAAAACTTTGCTTTCTGAGCAACAGGGAGTCTGCTGTAATCTTTGTTTTTTTGAAGTGCCATAGCCTCTGCTGTGTCTTCTATTTCTGATTCTTTAGGAATAACAGGTCCACGACGAGCCAACTCTTCTAGATCGTTATCAATACCACGTATTGTTCTACTGTCTTCTTGTACGTTATTTAACGCATAACGATCAACTAAACTCTCAGCCTTTTTAATAGCAGCTTCAGCTCTATTTTTAGCTGGCTCATTAACCCAACCAGTATCGTTTCTGTATTGATTTTGCAACTGTTCTGCTATTGCTAATTCACTTTCTACCATTGTTTTTAATCTTTCTGGTAACGTTTGTATATTTTTACGAAGATCATTAACATCTCCTGTTATGTCAAATTGTCTTTCAACTCTAGCTCTTTCTCGTGCTTGAGTATTTTCAATAGACCTTTGCATTACTTGAGAAAGTCTTTTAATATCTTCGGCATACTCAGGATTAGCTTTTAGTAAACTTTCAGTAGTAGTTTCTAAAGAATCAAAATCTTTTACTTGAAACAACTGATTAGAAAACGTTTGAACAGCTGCGTCATCAGCGGCTTCTTGATTAATTCTGTCAAGTTGAGCAGCTTCTACTACAACGTCTTCAAACATACCTTCAAAAGAAGAAAGATCTATGGTAGGATTAGCTTCTTTAATTCTGTTAAACTCTGTTTTCATTTTAGCTAAAGTTTGTCGTTTTTGCTCAGGATCTAACCGCGACTTGTTAGATTGTACAGCTAACGCAGCCTGACGAAGATTAGCTACTTCTGATCGAACCCTATTTTGATCGGTTGCTTTTTGTTTAGAACCCATAGCAGAGCCTACTCTAGACAAAGAAGATCTAATCTCCTCTGCAAGTTCAGGATTTGTTTGAGTAATTTTACTATAGGAAGCAATTGCTTTTTGATACTCTTCTGGAGTAAGCGTGCCTGCCATTGCTTTTTGCTCTAGCTGAAACAAACTAGATTGTATAGTACCTTGGTTTTTTTGCTCTTGCATTTTTCCCGGAAGCCCCGCTGCTTGACGAGCAGCAGTAAACAAACCTTCCTGATAAGAAGGCTGTAACATACTCTGTAAAAATGTTTGTGAAAACTTAGCCATGATTAACCTCGTTAGTCAATTATTCCAATAGCGCGACCGATTTCGCCAAGCCCTTCTCCAATGCCACCAAACAAACCACCTAAGTCTCCAAGACCACCAGCAGGAGTAGTAACACCAGTAACCTTGTTAACTTGCGGTGTAAACATACCAGCAAGAACATTAGAGCCTACGCCACCTAACAGGTTAGCACGTGCTTGCTCCGCTAACAGACGAGCCTCTAAGCCAGACATCATAGTCTCACCAAAGAGTCCTGTACCAAACTGTTGAGCTTGCTGTGCAAGTTGTTGCTGTTGTATACCGGGCTGTGCCGCAGCTAGCAACTGAGACTGAGGTACGTAACCAGCACCAAGGAACTGCTGTCCTAACCCTGCCTGTTGCATCTGTTCTGCCTGAGCCTGTTGCATAGCACCTAACATGGATCTGTTACGAGCTTCTTCTTGTGCCGTAGCCATAGCTAGCATCTCAGGAGTAGCACCGCCGTAAGCAGCAGAGCTAACACCAAGCCTACCCTGTCCTGCTAGACGCTCTTCTAAGGCAAGACGTTGACGCTCCTCTTCAGGACGCTGTGCTGCCCTCATACGCTCAAAGATAGCTTGCTCACGAGCTTGAGTAGGCTGTACTGCTTGACCAAAGAAACCACCTGCACCACCTAACAGCTGTTGTTGCAACGCTTGTTCTTGCGGTGATAACGTCATTCCTACTTCAAGACCGCCAGTAGTTGGCTGTTGTTGAGCCATAGCAGTAGGATAGTATCTACCGTCTTGGACAGGTTTAATATCACCTTTCATAACACCCGTAGGCATTCTTTGCATTTGAAATAATTGATCCATACCCGGAGGCAACATCATTGATGGCGGAGCAGTCGGGGAAGGTACGGCAAAACCCGGACTAGTTACTGGCATTGTTGTAACAGGCTGTCCCATGCTAGGCTGACCACCCATACGTGCAGAGAACATAGACCCAGTAGGAGTAGTAACAGTAAATGGCCGAAACTGTGACTCCCTTTGCCCACGCTCTGCTACTTCCATAGCTCCGGGAACACGTTGACCATCTACAGTAACACCTGTTAAGGACTGTGTACCTATGTCACTAAGCCTGTCATACGCCTCTTTAGTCAACAAAGACCCCGCAATAGCTGGCATAGCCGGTGAGATAGCAGAGCCTATTTGTTGCACTCCTCCAAGCAGACCACCAAGAACATCTGCAGCACCGCCTAGAAATTGACCAAAACCACTTGTAGATGGGTCATTAGTAATGCCGCTACCTTGACCAGAGCCTAAAGCACCAACTCCTGAGTTATTAACAACCATTGTTTACTCCTATTAAAGTAGCTTACCTATCAAAGCCATTACGTTAATTTCTTGTAGCGATAAAGATGAGCCATCAATTTCTGATTCAAGACCTACCTGTACACTAGTTCCATATCCTGTTGTGTTGAGACTACGTTGGTTTGTTAACTGTCCACCTGTAAACTCTACTGTTGTATACTCACTTTCACCGTAGAACCCTGTTATCTGAGTACCTACTGTAAACTCTGCTGTAGCGTATGTAGTATCAAAGTCATACGCCCACTTCATAAATACTGTTGCGTTGTTAGCACCCACTAACGTAGGCTTAAGCTTCTTAAGAATCTTAACTCTTGAGCTATCACCAAATGTTAAGCTAGGGCTGTAATATTTAAACCTGTAACTAACATTGTTATCGCTATAACCTGTATGAGTACTAATACCGTTACTAGTTCCTATGTATAATGTACCGTCATCTAACCGTGTAAACGATGAAAAAGTAGTAGACGGCCAACGAGTAACACGGTATGATCCATTTTCTAACGTACCTCGTACATCAAAACAGTACGTCATGTCTTGACCTGTAAACGTCAACAGATAAAAACCTTCTTCTGGACTGTATATGGATCTAAAAAACTGTGTTTCATTCTGCAACGCAGCAATTATGTCTTTGGTAATATTACCCGACAGACTGCTAATAGGCATTGACTTTTCTTGTATGGTTCTACCAAAGCTTTTAAGACCGGTGTGTGACAGGAACAACAAGTCAGTACCTGTATACTGAACAGTGTCTCTGTTTACACAACCAATACCTGCTACAGTGTCTGCTAACGTCATAGAAGCAGGAGAAGTAGCACCATCATAAACAATAATACTATGCTTACCAAAGATAATTAAAGCGTTGTTGTGAGCTGCTAAAGCTACAATCTCATCATAACCGTCAGGCCATACTTTAGATATGTCTATGTTACCGCTAGAGCCGCCTGTCCAGTGTATACCGTTTAATAAATCAGACCAGTATATTGTAGATTTGTTAGCAGTAAAGTCTGCTGTCCAGAGTCTGCCGTAAGCCGCTAACACTTCGTTACCGTATATAGCACTAGTAACGCCGCTAGAGTGCGTATGGTCACTCATGGCTTCTACAGCGCCAGAAGTGTTGTCATACACCAGAGGTTCAAACCCACGTTGGAACATGTAGATACGACCGTTAAAGTCTACAAGCTTCCAGTTGTCTGCGTTAATACTGTACCCAGCAGGGGTTTCGTCCACTAACGTAGCTGTACCACTAATGATCTTGTTGTTACCAACAGAGAAAACCTTAGTGTTACCAGCGTCATCCCTAAACTCTTTAATAGCACGTAATGAATCAGTCCCAAGGACAGTCTTGTTTGTAGTTATAACAGTGTGGCCCTTACGTGCAGCAATACGACCACGTTTGTCAATCACAGCGTTATCTGCAATCTCTGCAAACGACGGGTCTTGAGCCAAAGGCGAGTCTTCGGTGTTAACACCTTTGAATGCCGGAGCTACAAGATTTATGCTTTGAAGTTCTTGGGCCATATTAGATAGTCCTAAATACCATCTCTTCAGGATGCTTTGCCGCGTCAATAGCAATAGCGTCTGACAAGTACTGGTTAGCAATAGTAAAGTACTCAGCAGTAGAAGTACCACCTGTTTCACCACGTTCACGAGCTAACAAAGCAACAGCTAAATGTATTACTGGCTGTGAAGGTATTAACAATGTATCAGCATCAGCAGACAAATCTACCTGTCGTTTAACAGTATCAACACGTATGGTATACACACCGTCTGGTGTTGGTCCTACAAGTATCTGCGTATCACCGTTAGCATCTAAACCGTTATAAGTATAATATTGCGGTGTTCCTTCTGAAGCGTTTCCAATGTACAGTGCTTCGTTAAACCAATCCTTAGTTTGATATTCCATAAAAGAGTTATGAGTATCGTTTAACATTGACATTACTTTTATGTTATCTTTACCACCTGTTAATGAATAAGTATTGTCTGAAGCCGCAGTAGTTATAATTAATGTTTCACGTAACGCAGACCAATCAGCAGCCTGACCTACTAATGTTTTGGCATCGTTAATAAAATCACCTACCATCTTAACGTAGGTTGTACTGTTAACAGACGATGTCTCTTCTTCACGAAGTCTGCGCAATACACTGTTCATAAGATTTAAATATGTCATACTAACATTCCTTGTACCTTCAACGGTGTAGGCATTTTTCTAGGTGATAATCCTTTTAAGAATGGATCAAACTTTACAGGCTGTCGTGGCATAGCCGCTGCTATTTGTTCCGGTAGTTGTTGTTGTTGTAACGCAAGACCCATTAAGCCAGCACCTAAGCCTTCGCCTATTCCTGCAATGCCCTCACCAATTCCTTCAAGACCTGCACCAATACCACCAACTTGTTGACCTAGTCCACTAATGTCAGATTGAATGCCTGTAAGCTCACCACCCACCTGTTCAAACTGACCTGCAACACTAGACTCAAACGCTGCCTGAGCTTCTCCAGCTTGTTGTTGTGAAGAAATAATATTTGAAACAGTGCCTTGAACTTCAGCAATATCAGTACCTACTCCAGCTAAACTCTCGTTTAAAGCCCCTTCTACTGAAGATATTTGTTGCAAAACCCCTGCTTCAACGCCTGTTATTTGCGATAATAAATTTGCTTCAGCGTCTGACAAAGCCTCAGCTTGTCCTTGTGCTTGAGCAGATAAAGCTTCTTGAAGACCTGTTTCTACATTTGTTATTTGTTGACTAACACCTTGTTGTAAGTTGGATGTAGCAGACTCTACAACAGCTTCAACCTGTGCAGGCGTTAATGAATCAGCTTGAGGTATTTCTGAAATAGCTTGCTCAACAAGGCCATTAATTTGCTCAGGTGAAAGTGTTTCAGAATTAGGAGTATTCGCCACAATTTGATTAACAATATCAGCTACTTCTTCTGCTGTTGTATAATCAGCAACGGCTGCATCTTCTCTTGCGTCCGATAAAACATCATCAAACAACTCTTCTACAATAGGCGCATCAGTTTCTTGAGTATCTGTTCTCCCACTTATTTCATTAATAAGATCTGTATATTGAGGATAGTTTTCAAGTAAATATTCTGTAGTTGCTCCATTCTGTAACGCAAGTTCAATTAAGCCTTCAGCATCTCCTATCATACTGCCTTGTTCGTATGATGGTGTAGTTGTATCAGTAGTTGTGTCAGATCCAGCAGGAACACCTGCGCCTTGTCCAAGTCCTGTGCCGGGGTCTATTGGCGCAGTTCCTCTAGTATCTCCTGACGGTGGCTGAGCTGCTGGCTGAGCTGGTGCCTGAGCTGCTGGCTGTGCTGGTACCTGAGCTGCTGGCTGTGCTGGTACCTGAGCTGCTGGCTGTGCTGGTACCTGAGCTGCTGGCTGTGCTGGTGCCTGAGCTGGTGCCT